CTGCATTGTTGTTGCCACTTCCACCTGAACGGCCCCTTCTGCCCTAACTTTTAATAGAAGGGTTTGGCAAGAAATAGGAATTTGAAGAAAGGTTGGATTTGAAGCATTGCTTGTGGTTTTCAGCTGATTCACATCCTCTCCGCCATCTCCGCCTACTCCTCCACCGGCAACAGACAATGCAGTAAAGGTCGTGGAGCTTCCTGGATTGGCATTGTTAGCAGTCGCACTTCCAGAACCTCCGCCGCCGCCGCCGCCACCTCCGACTCCAATAACAAGAACTCTTGTCACGAAGTCAGGACACGTCCAACTTCCACTTGATGTGAATACTTCAAAGCCCAATGGACGAGAAAGAAGTCCGTTAATGTTTGCGCCAATCTTACTAAACAAAGCTTCGGATACAGGTTTGTCCTGTGCCACCTCATCTGTGTTCATATTGTTAAATGATCCGTTAATGTCTGCCATGTGATTCTCCCTTTTTTAAATCATAAAGTATGCGCTAGCGCCGTCGTTGAAAGTGGCCGATGCTCCGCTCGGAGCAATGAATACATACACTAGTTTTTGATCAACAGAGGCTTGATCATAGTCTCCGAACTCCAGAATGTTTCCAGCCGAAGGAGTAAACGAAAGAGGAGTCTGAAGCGTCACAGTGTTTGCACTCCATGAATCAATTGTTGATGTAGCCGCCACTGTGTAATCAGCATTTCTAACTCTAACATTTATTTGACCGAACCTAGTCCACTTCAAGAATTCATCTTGCCCATAAGGGACTATAGAAAAATCATTGAACAACGGATCTCCTGGAATGAATGCTCTCCTAATAGGAGGAAGCACTGAGAACGAAGAGCTGCTTGATGCGCTTTGGATAATTGAAGCCGGAGAAATTAAACCATATCTAGACTGAGCTCCGAAGTTAGTATCAAGCAGAGAGAAAGATATATCGCCTGTTCTTAGATCAACTGTTTTATTTAACACTTGATAGAGTTTCGGAAGCTGGTTTCTACCGCCTGTTTCTTGTGAGCTGATTCTCAAGGAATCTGTTTGGAGAATAACTAAATCACCGACGTTAACATTAAACCCTGCGCCAAATAAAACTTTAACTTCATCAAAGCTTTCTGCTCCGAAAGCATACCTGTTCAATCTTCTAGCCGCGTTTGATTGCGCTATGTTTCCATCTCTCAGTCCTTCTGCATTAATTGTTAGAGCTCTAGTTCCAAGAGGTATTCTATCTTGAGATGTTGCATTTACTTGTATAAGCCCTTTGAAATACCTGTCAGAGAAAGCCTCTTTGTCATACCTATAAATAATTGTGTTGTAGAAGTTTCTGCCTGTGGATCTTTTCTTCTTTAGAGTAGCAGCATTCTTGATGTTTCCAAGATTGAGTATCTTGATTTCGTCACGAGGAAGCGGGCCGACATGGTAACCTAAAGAGGATCTTGATTCCCTGAAAGTCGTGTAGCATGCAATCGGCGAGTATATTTGTTTCTCAATAAACTCTTTTCCGTTAACAGTTTCAGTTAAATAAAAATCGTAATCGAAACCATTTAAGAAAAGCGATTTAAGTCGATCGTGCTCAGCAACATCAACTTGCTCGGGGTCCATCTGAAGACCTTCTCCAAGAGAATTATACTTAGACCAAAAAGATGCAGTGAAAGAGGGGTCATTGTTTTCAACAATCTGAAGCCCAGCAAGAACCGCATAGCAGCCTGAATCAGTTACCGTTAAACTGTTTATAAATCTATAGTCTCCAGTTATACTAATCGCCAAATAATCGCCCGGAGTAACTCCTAGCTTATTGAATAGATTTGGGTCCGAGAAAAATATTGCATTAAAAACCAACTGAGTCGGGCTAATCCTTACCGTGCTTTTAATTACAATCCCGGTGGCGTATGGCTCGTTCTTTCCGGACAACATAACCTTGAGAGCAAGATCAATACTGTTACCACTCAAGCGATAGAGCGTGTCGAATGTTGCACCACTTGAATGAGACACCGCCGTAGTTCCAAGCTGTCCTCTTGTGCATTCAAGCAAAGAGTTTCCGGAAACTTCTTCGTATCTAATAATCTCATTACCTATTTTCACGTAGTAGAAAATGTCCGGGTCCGGGTCCGGGAAAGGCGTTCTGATGGGATCGAAAAGAATTGGAACTAAAACGCCTGCAGAAGAGACAAGCGGAATCGATGTCACGCTATTACTTATCCCTGCTGATAGTTCGCCTGATATTTGTTTAAATATTTCTTGTCTCTTCTTTTGGTCGGGATGCGAAATCGTCAGTTCTACAAGTCCGCCACCTGAGACAACCTCATCAACTATCCCTCTAAAGATTACAATGTAATCCTCAGGCCATGCCGTGTTCTGGAATCCGAAATAAAGCCTGCACTTTGCACCAAGGATATCATCTATCTCTAAGCCCGGAGCTATAAGGCGGCTCATTATTGAATCCTTATCTATGAACTGAAGTCTTATTGAAGGAACAGCCGAGCCAATGCCTAGATCGGGATCGATTTTAAAAGTTATTTTGCTGGAGGTAGAGCCCCCACCTGAGAAAGAAATTAGATTTTCTTGCTCATCAAATTTAATAAGCCCGCCGATGCGCCAACTGTTGCCGATCTCCAGGTTCTCATCTCCGATTCTTACGAACTCGAAGATATCGCTGCTGCCAAACAATGTGCCGTAGCCATCTATTTCAAATATTATATTTGGTCCGACACTTACTTGCTGAGAGGCAAGCCTGGCCGAAGTCGTAAGCTGAATGGGCATCCCTAGAATTTAACCGATGTTATTTCTTTTTACGACTTTTCTGTGCGCAATAGTCCACAAGCAGCCTGAAATCATCGGGCTCGAAACAAATAAAGTTTTCGCTGTCCGAGTAACTAAGGAAGCCGAAAGCTGTCCCGTCTTTGTCCGAGTATTGGAAACCGCCAACCTCGGGATCGGAGATATAAACTTTAACGTTTGGAGCGTTCTTGTCCTTGCAACTAGATGCGATTGATAATACCAGCAATACGCTTAGCAGCTTCACGCTTAGCATTTGAACTCTCCTTTTCCGGAAGGTCTTTTGATTCGTTCAGCATTTTGAAAGCGTCCGCCGTGTCTATAAGCAGCTTCTTGTTTGACTCATCTTTAAGCCACGCGAAAAGCTGCTTGCCGAGTTTTATCAACTCGACAAGCAGAGATATACCTGTAGTGAATGAACCCATAATTTAAAGCTTAGACTCTTCTTTTTTAACTATCCCAACAGACTCTAGAAGTTTTTTAATACCAGCAAGAACAACTGCTATAACAGAACCGGGCTTGACGAGTTCCGTCTTACCGAGAAAATATTCTATGAGCATATAGATAGCTCCGATAACAATAAGAACCTTTTCATCTTTTAAGAACTCAATAATTCCGTTTAACCATTCCATTTTTCAAATCCCCCTAGCGCTCATTATAGAGTAGAAAGCTTAACTCTCAAGGCTGCCATGTCTATATTTGGACAGGTCTTCCTGATTCCGCCAACTTGAGCTTCAGCGTGGCCGCGCCAAAGGACTGAGTCAATTGAGTATTTTTTTTTGATTTCCGTATACAATAAATATAGGGAGTCATATTGCTCGGGCAAAAACTCACTCCGTCCGACTAGGCATATGCCTAGGCTGTTTTTGTTTTGGCCCTGACAGTGACTCCCTACTATACTTTCAGGCCTGCCTGCCTCAACTACTCCGGACTTTCGAATAACCCAATGGTAGCCAATACCGTTCCAGCCTCTATCCTTGTGCCAGCTATTAATGATGTCGGCCCCTATGGAGTCCCAGCCGTGCACACCTTTAGGTTTGTCGGGCGTATCCGCACAATGAAGAATGACTTTGTTTGGAAAGTTAGCCATCATTGTTGTATTTAAGCCTTTCTTCAATTCGAGCCAGCGCTTGAAGTATTTGAGTAATGGCAATTGACATTCTCGCGTCCAAGTCGTGGTGGCGCGTTCTTAGATCGTCGACATCTTTTTGAGTTTCCTCATTGGATTTTTCAACAGCTTTAACTTTCCCCTCCAATCGAATGAACCAAATCACCCCACTCATAACGGCGGTTAGAAATGCGAGTGCCGTTGTTAATACTTCGAGAGTAAGCGGGATTGAAACGTTCATGGTCAGCGAGGTCCCATACAGATGATATCAAACCACGAATCTATGTTTCCACTATTATCTATTCTATAAGTAGTTACATCGAAGCCTGTAGCTGTTACGCCTGTAATCGATCCACCACCAAATGCGGTACCGTTTGCAGCCTGGACGATTCCGCATGATGGGATGCCAGAAAATGCATTTGTAAACGTAATAGTGTAGTCGCCTGAGCTGTTCCTAACAACACTTAACGACGTGCCACTTTGACGGTGCACGGTGCATGGAGTGCTCGTGCAATTAGTTAGATCCGTTGCTGCTCCACCACCACGCGCTCTAACCAGCCCCTCAACTCCTTCACTCGGAGTAGTCACAGCGTTTCTAATAAGCGGCATAGGTACTGCTGAGCAGGGGGAGCCTGGAGTTACGGGGACTGAGGCGAACCATGAGATTGAGTTTCCGTTCACCCATAACGCATTGGCGTTTCTTTTCGTTAGTCCAGTATCTCCGCTGCCTTGAAGAGCGACTGTTAGATACGTGACGCTTGGCTCGATCAATGTCTGAAAAGATACTTCTGCTAACGCGCTCGTGGACAATGATCCTACCTGTCTTAGTAGTGGGATCTGTCCAGAGTCGGCGCTTGTGAATCCAGGCGGTAGACTAATGCGAGCCTCGTCGGCAGTAGGTGTCCCTGACGTGTATCGACCTTGAATGTAAAGCATTCCGGCAACGCATTGTGCAGTCGCGGAGTTATTCGTAACTGTTCCGCTGCCTGTAATCGTAGGAGTGTACACAGTCGGTGCTATATAAGGAGCTCCAACCCTAACTACTTGCTCTGATACAGTGGGGTAGCGTGTGACGGTTAGTCTGGTTCTAGAGTTGTTTTCAACTGTATAACTAGTGTCGGCCGTTGAATCTATTTGTATCGCTAAAGTTTCTCCAGCGGAATAGAATTTTACATCAGGCGATCCAATGAAGGCACCGAGCAGACTTGCTACAGTGGGATTTCCAGCTGCATAAGTTATAGAAGGACCAATTAGGGCGAATGTCTCAGATGCCGCTCCGCCTAAAACTACTTGAGGCTGAATTTGATAATTACCGCTTTTTAAAAAAGTTATGACTCCAGTCGATGTGTTTAAACTCGCACAAGAACCTCCTACCTCAACACTGTTCCACTGGATTGTTGTTGCCGATGCGCTTGCTATTGTTTGGTTGGATGTAGCTCTTCTAGCCTGTATACAAAGCTCAGCCTGACTCACACTCCCCACACTCGTAGCCGCTCCTAGGTAAACCGAATCGACCTTGATAGCAGCTCCGCCTGCAGTGGATGCGATAACAAAAGCGGGATCGTCGGTTATGCTTGCTCCACATGGAAAGACTGCCGAGTAGGATTGTGAGCTAGCGCCTGAGTTGATGCCTGTAATAATCGAGCTCACTCTAACTCCTGCTAGCGTTGCATACAGAGAGTAGGCAGTTGCGTCTCCAATAATGTTAACTCGCCACTCGCAACTCTGACCAAGAAGCCCTGATTGAAAATCACTGGCTTGGAATATCACCAATTCATCTGGAGCAAGAGACTCTATTGAATGAGATGCCGAACCTTCTAAAGGTGCAGTAGTAACTCGAGTGTGGATGTCGGAGGCATCGGTCACCCCGGACACGTTTCTCTCAGCGCCCGAGTTCAATATATAGTTACGCTCTGCTTTTGCGTTCAAGCTTTGTTGGAAATCCGTAGTACGTAAAGACTGCGCATGCACAGCTGATGATAATAAAAACCCAAACAAAAAAATATTATGCTTCATATCTATCTCCTACTCATCTCTACCCAATTCGAACCATCCCAAAACAAACTTAAAACGCTGTGCTGGAAAGAAGTCCAAGAGCCATTCAATTTTAAACCATCGCCGTCTTCTAAAATGATTGCATCATCATCAGCTCCGCCAACAATAATGAGCTCACGTCCTATGGTTGTTGCAGCATCAATCTGTGGGTTGGCGGTTATGTTTACCTCTCCGCCATTTGAATCAACAATCCAAAGCTGCCTTGCATTCGTGCCTTCGATATATTCTATCCCATCAGCTGCCAAAACCGTTTGAGGAGATGCCGTGGTTCCTGTTACAACTAAAGCGCCACCGCCGCTACCACCACCACCACCTTGAGCAGCTTGATAGTCAAAGCTCCACTCAAGAGGAATAGTCGGCTCGATTGTAGGCTTAGTGTCGTAGCCAATCACTGTTCTAAATAAAACTTCAAAACTATTGCCAGAAGAAGCAAGCGTGTATGCTTGCTCTGTGCCTGCATTGTTTCTCAAGAACCCAAGAGTTAAAACTCCACCTGATGCAGACAGCTCTCCATAGATGAGCCTTCCGTCGGGATCGTAGATCAAAGATCTATCGCTTGTTTTTCTAATGAAAACGGTTCCGTTCGGATCGCATATAACGCCGTCGGTTCCAGTGCCAGCCGGGAATGAAAAAGATCCGGCTTGAAAAGGAGAGGTGACGTTTACACTGGACGCCGCACCAATTCCAGTTACAGCTAGTTGCCTATACTCAGTGGAGTAGAAATTAAATCCTGCTAGGTTAGATGCATCTACTTTTTTTGAGTCTGCTCCGTCGTGATCATGTCCTGTTGTAGTATTGAAAAGAGCGCCAACTAAATCAACTCTTTGAAATAAGTTATTAGTAGGAGCGCCTATCGACGTGTCTGTCCATGCGGGAATACCAGTGGCCGAACTTCCAGGCACTCTTCCAGTATATGAGTTCAAAGAGTTTATTTCTCTTTGTGCATTAACGACTGTATTCCCACTCACTGTATCTGGATTCTGTAAATCCACCCTGCCTACGGTAGTGGTGTTAGCCGTCCTGCTCATAAAAGCATTATTGAAAGTTGTTTGATTTGCTAGCTGTCCATTAACTACACTCAAGAAGCACCCCCATTAGTCGAGCTTTCTAAACTTTAAAACACCCGTCTCATACCAAGTGGGCAAATTCACATTAAATAATTCTTTAATTTTAAAGCCTACCCCATCTTTGGAATCCGGAGTTGACTCAAGTAATAGATTCTCAAAACTAGATTCTGAATCAGCATCGGGCATGAACTCTATAGGAAGCTTCTTTCTGCAATGAGAAAGAAACCCGATTGCATTTGCTAAAGCGTTTGCATCTGCCTTGAATACCGAGTTGCCGATTGCGCTGTCATGAATATATCTGATGTTCATTTCAACAAATCTTTCCGTGCCAAATTGGAATACTTCCACCGTTCCGTTTGCGGCTTGGTTCACGGTAGCATCAACAGAGAACTCGTTCTCACTGCTTGCTACATAGTCTTGCAAAATAAACTGAGGCTCGTATCCAAACCCGGCCAAAGCTCCGCTAGCCGAAGTCACAGAGACGACGTCCGGCCCACTGAATCCGAATAGCCCATACCCTGTATCACCTGCATTGGTTCCGGAAGTGATCAACAAAGAAAAGCTAGAGGCAGAAGCAATGCTGTATCTTCTTGTGGCTCTATTGAAATCTACGGTGTATGTAAATTGGCCTACTGCCTCTAGCGCTCTCTTTAACTCAACAGAACCTTCCTCCATTGTATATCCACCATTGTTTAAGGTGGCTTCTAACTCCCCCGAGGAAGCTTCTGAAAAGTTTATTTTATTCGAGCTAGCTGTGATTTCCGGTAAATAATAAAACTTAGAAAAAGTTGTTATACTCATGTAACAGCTCCACTTGCTATGACGACTCCGCTAGTTCCGAATGCTTCGTTAATTGCTTCTGCAATTTGAAGGCCTGTCTCTCGTCTATCAAAAACGTTGCCTTCTATGTTCACTGAAACCTGTGTCTGTCTTTGTTGTTGTTGGATGTCTTGGTCAGAAGTAACTAGCTGGCCCGCAGGAGAACCTAAACCTCCAGCACCTCCGGAAGCAAGTCCGCCACCCGCTCCTGCAGCTCCGCCTCCACCGCCCGATCCGCCCAATGCAACCAGTGCACCTCCGGCAACTATCGCGGCTAAACCTGCTACTACTGCAGCTGGACCTTGCAGACCAAACAGAAAAGGAACAGTAGAAAGACCAACCCCGATTGTGACTAGAGTTGTCCCAAACTGAATTAACATCTGTCCTAGCGACGCTAGAATAGATTTTCCAAAAGCCGCGAATGCATTCTCTCCCTTAGCAAGAGCTCCTCCGAATGCGGAGAATGAAGCTGTGGTTGTAGCGACAAGCCCGGTCTTTAGATTAGTCGCCAAAGCTTTTGCACTAATGGTGATTTGAGTTGCTGTATCAAAAAAAGAGTCTTTAAAATTCTGAAAACTAATTCCGTTTACAGCTGTAGCCGCCGCCTCCACTCCTGATAAATCAGGCGTAGGAAGAACAACAGGCTCAGCAGATTCAACTGATAGTTTAAATGCGTCAATGAATGCCACGGCCGATTCTGTTCCTGCTAGGCTTAGCCTTTCGGGATTGAATGCAGAAAGCAGAGCACTCTGCATGTCAGCTGCAGCGGCTTTAAAGTTGCCGCTGAAAACATTTACAAGAGAGCTTGAAACAGCTCCGATAATAGCGCCTAGGTCTTTGAATAGAGTGAAAACAAAATTGACAACTGGACCAAGGATTTGTGTGAAGACTCGAGCTACATCAAGAGCTCCTAATATAATGCCCGAGAATATATCCCCTGTGTTTGCTTTCGCAATGCTGCCTGCAAGCTTAGAGAATTCCTGAGATATAAAGTTTATCGAAGCAACAACAGCGGGCGACTTAACTATAGTACTTCCGATTTGCCTTAAGAAATCACTGAAGTTATTTCCAAGCTGAGCGATCGCGCCTGCATAAGTTCTGATTTTGCCTTCAGCTGAACCGCCGAATCTTTGTAGAACAAAGTCCAAAGCCGCGCCTGCTTTTAATTGCTCTGCTGTTAGCGTTCTAATCGCGGGTAAACTTTCGCCGAGCTCTCCTGTGAGTCCTGCAAATGTTTTGCCTAAGTTTTTTAAAGCCCCATCCAACTGCATTCCAGTAGCAGCCGAAAGTTGTATTGCAGCTTTAGTTAACTGAATTGCTTCCTCATCAGTCCTCGCGAAGTTTCTCGCAAGGCCCGCCAAAGAAAGAACAGCCGTATCACTTACTGTAGTTGTTTTCTGAATCTCGCTAGCCAAAGCCTCGAACCTTTGACTTGATTCCTGACTAAAGCTTCCTGCACTTATTAAAGATTGGTTCAGCCGATTCAATGCTACATCGTAATCACTAGCAGCGGTGATCACGGATCTTAAAGCCATGCCCGAAAGGATGGCTGCACCTGCAGCTAAAGCAGCTGCTCCGATTCTTTTAAACGATCTTGTAACGCTTCCTTCAATGGTAGATCCAAGGTTAGTACTAACAGCCTTGCCAACTGAGGCAGTACTAGCTTTGATACCGTCAAGCTGAGCTTTAAGGTTTCCAACCTCGGCGCGGATCTGAATTATGATCTCATTATCTGCCATTATATCTTTCCCATTTTAACCAAGTTAAAAAAGTCCTCAACACTTACAGAAGATTTTCCGAAAGGATATGCAGATTTTTCAAGCTCTTTGTGTAACTTTCTTTGTTCGCTCTGCTTAAACTTGGGGAAACAAATCAAGTTCTTCAATACTAAAGCTTGCTGAGCCTCGATCACATCTATAGCAAGCCAGTATTGTTCTACCGTATCACTGGTCATCTCAAGCATTTCGTCATGCGAGAAACCATATGTGTATGCAAGCTTAGCTAGCTTAAAGTATTTAGGATCTAGTTTTTTTTTAAACCCGCTAAGACTTCACACAGAGAAAGAAATTGATCCGGAGGCATTTTCATTGAAGCTTCTTTTGGAAGTCCCATTGAATCGATCCAGTCCACCATGACTTGAATCGACTTGGTCTCATCTTTTTGAGCTTCAAGAACCAACTCTTGTAGTTGCATAGATTGTCCAAGAGTTGGTTTAGCCACTTCGTAAAACTCGTCTTCTGAAAAAACTACTTTAACTTTTTCAGGTTGCTTGACTTTAAATTCCATAATCTCCTTAAATTAATCAGCTGCGAAATCTTGAGTGTGGTTTCCGTAAACAAACAATCGAACTGCATCTTGCTTAGTTGTGTCGGGGTAGCATTTGAAAGTAACAGAAATAGTTTCAGGATTCTCTCCTGAGAAAGTAACAGAGTCAGGCATTGGATATGCTTTCCAGAAAGCCCAGTCTCTTGAGTAGTTAGCTCCAGCCAAAACAACTGGATGTAGAACTAGCTTAGCTGCTTGAGTTAAATTCTGAGTAAAGTCTTTTGTGCTGCCCCAACCAATAACAGCTGTGCCAGCAGCAGGAGTGTAGGCAGAACCGCCTGCAGCATTGCCGAATATTTTAGCGATTTGTGCTGAATCTGTTTCTTTTAAAGTCACAGTTATCTCAGCTGATTTTCCTGTGCGGATTCCGGCTAAGATATTTGATCCCTCTTGATGAGCAGTCACGTCGACCATTTGTTCGCCGACTGTTAAAGAAATGTCCCCATCTGAAAATCCAAGAGCAGAACCGCTCCATGTAACTTCCATTGGTTCTACTTTGATATTTGTTATTGATCCCATATGTAAACCCTCCTATTGGCCTGGCGAAATAATCACTAATACTGTGAATGTTAAAGACAAGATTACAGCATTGTCATTGGAATCTGCAAGTGGCTCTAGTTGCATAGAACTAAAAAGAACGTTTTTAAAACCTTGAGTGAGTCTATTGCTAGGAGCTAAGCAGCTCACCAATATCTCTTGATACGAACTCATAGCGGAATCAATGGCGTCTTGTGGGTTTCTATATCCCTTGAAGAATACACGAACAGAAACTTCCTGGTTAATGACTTGGTCTTGTTGGTTTAAACTAACGCCGCTTCCGGAGATAGTTTCTATATGATAGCTGCGATTCAAAAGAGTCGAAGGAATGTTCTGGAAGTTAAATCCGTCTTTCCATTCGACGTAGGCCAAAGCGTTTAGACGAGCTCTGAAGTAAGGCCTGATTTGAACCAGGCTCATTAGCGCCGCACCACAACTGCAAACTCTGTATCTATTCCCTCTCCGGTATCAACTAGCCCATCACCATTGATGTCGAGTCTGAGCAGTGCCGTCTTTTCCCATACAAGGCGTAGCGCGGAATACCGCACAGCCTTCGCATCAAAGATGTCGTCGATAGCATTGGAGTTGGATTCAAATATGATTTGAAGCGCCCACATAGTAGCCCACTCTTGAACCTCTCTGATGTCCACGATAGCCGCCTTCGTATAAGGAACACCATTGATATCAGTGAACCCCTGTCTGCGTAGTTGATCTAAGATTAGATGCTGAACTCGTCTGTGAATATTCAGAAATGAATTGCGTCCGTTCTCCACCCACTTAAGAATGTCACTTTCCTGAGAGCGCAATATGGCATCCGAAGAAAATAAGTTATCGCTTGCTGGAGTGATGACTTGAATCGTAGCAGTGATTTGAGCTGAAGCTGATGCAGCGGTAACGCGTGCGGTGACCGTAACAGTTCCCGCCTGCGTGAATTGCCAATCTAAATAACGGTCAACTGTAACGTCAATAAGGCCAGCGCCAGCATTCACTTCGACAAGACTTATTGCCGCCTCATCCTGAGTGACAAAAGACTTGAGTGCGGATAGCCGCGTGCGATCGCCGAGTTGAACTACGGCCTCTAATTCCAAGTTTGGAAAGATCAATGAACCCTCCTGTTAAAAAGGGCCCGCAACAAAAAGCTGCGAGCCCTTGCCCTATTATGAATTTGGGTTAACGAAGTAAACGAGAAGCTTAAGCTTGCCCGCTGTCATAGCCGCCACTGCTATAGTTGCAATAACGTTATCGCCGGATGCAGCGATAAGAGCCGATGTAGTTGAAGATGTCTCCAACCCAGCGCCCAAATCTGCTACTGCAGTTGATGCAAGGTATGCCACTGCGGAAGTAGTATGACCAAGAGTTAAAGTTGCATCTCCACCGCTTGTGAAAGCAGTTTGGATTACAACTCCAAAGCCTGTGCGAACTGCTCCGATTGGAAGCCGAGCTTTGTTTGCTTTAGCAGAAAGATTGATGACGCCTACAGCGCCTCCATCTACTGCGAAATCGTATTCATATTCTGCAACTTGAATTGCGTCATTTTTAAAATAAGCCATCTAATTTCCTTCCTAGCTGATAGTGACAATACGCTTGTTGTATAACTGTTTGAATCCAACCAAAGTGTCCACGTTAACTCGAGCAGCACGCTTGCCGTCTACACCAAGGTCATAGACTGAAACAGCCAATCCTTGTTGAGCAGCCATCGTGAAGTATGAGCGATGGAACAAGTAACTCACGTTACCAACTTCAGTCGTCATGTGCGGGCTGAATCCTAGAAGGCTCTGATTGATCTCACCGGAAGTGAGAGGAGATCCTGCAAGGATAAAGTCACTGGAAGTAAAACCAGCAATGTTGAAAATGTCGTTAGTCTGAGCTGCTCCGAAGACTGCATGACGATCGCTCATAGGCACGTTCTGATTATCAAGAAGTTCTTTTGCTTCAAGAAGATCGGCGAGAGCCAGAGTAGAACCAGAATCATAAGCAATTTGATGATCGGGGCTAGATGCAGATGGAACAGACAAAGAGATAATCAAAGACTGAATCTTCTTCTGAATAGAATAGATCGCCAATTCTCTTAGCTTGTCCATAGCAGGTAGCGACTGAAGCTGAGCCTTGTTAGTCACGATGAAATCTTTGTTGATGCGCTTATTGATTAGCAAAGATTGCTGAGCAACAGTGATTGCATCAGCGTCGGCGCGTGCGCCTTCAGCCAACTCGGTAGCGTCGCTGAACTCAGGGAAAGTAGAGATCTTGACTGTGTCGCCTAGATTCTGGATTTCGCCTTCATAGTCGCGACTGATAATTGAATTGAATGGAAGCTCCGCTAATAGAACGTCGTAGTAACGAGCGCTCCAAAGCTGAGGAACAATAACTGAAAGTTCCGAAGCTGTTGTGTGAATTTGATCTGCCATTGATTACACCTCTTATTTTTGTTGTTGAAATTGTTTGTGGGCTTTTTCGTAAGCGGCGTAATCCCCGGTCTTTCGAGCCTCTAATGATAGTCTATTGACTTCAGAAGAAGTTACAAGCCCTGTTGAATTATTTACACTAGGTAGGTTCCCATTGATACTAGTCTTTGATTGTCCGAACCAATGCGGTCGGCTCATCTTAAGAGATTCAATTGCGCCCTGAACTCCAAGCACATTGATGCGCCCGGTAGATGTGGTTTCGATTTCCACTTTGTCCAGGCCAACAAGCTCCAAATCGGCCAAAGCCTCGGGCCGGATGCCGGCCTTAAGCGCTTCTTCTTTCACTGCAGAGTATTTCTTTTCTTGAATGAAAGCTTTCTTGGTTTCGGTATCTCGTTGGCGCAAATCGTTTAACTCGCCATCTTTGATTGTAACAAGTTCCTCCCAACGCTTTTGCTCACGTAAGGATTTCTCGAATTCCGCTTGTGTGCGGGTCCGCATCTCGCGGGCTTCGGATTTGAACTTGTGCATTTCGGCTAGGACTTTGTCCAGCTCAGCTCTAGAAACCATCTCGGAAGGCGCTGCCTCTGGAGCAGTATCTATTGCTGGAACAACTTCGGGTATAATTGGATCACTCATGAAACTCCTTCTCGCTTCGGTCACCGACCTAGGCGCATAGCCACCGGCTATCGTTTCAGGATATCAGAGAGAATCCTGGAGTAAAGGTCTCGGATCTTTCTTGTTATGGTCACCGAGAATTCGTCGCCCGAATCAGTCGGCATGAAGTGTCTACGAGGCACATGCTTTGTGCCGTCGTTATTCCAAACAGCCTTTTCGCCTTCAGGTCCTTTAATGCCAACAGTCACCGCTACTCCAGATGATGGATAGAACTTAAGAGCCGCGAGCATGGCGCCGGAAAGGTAGAGGTTCACGGGTCTCTTATTCTTCCTACCACCTGGATAGTTAGCCGGATTCTTATAAGCAACGAAGCGGCGAACACCACGAACAGGAGACAAGCCCGCTGCAATAGATTGCTTCATGTTCGCTATAATTAAAGCAGCAATCTTTTCTTTGTTCGCACGAGCAGTAAACGCTTTCTCAATGGTCTTAAGGGCAGTGAGTTTGAAGATCACAGCCATCTGATCAACCCCAATTGAGTGAGCTTCGAGAACCAAGCCGGAGATCTAAGAACCGCCAAACGAATCTCAATGCGAGATTCCAAATTGAATGCACCACGAAGCACATCATATAGAGATGCAGATGATTCAACTGCCTCAAGCAGGTCTTCGGATTCCTCGGGATCAACTGCCGTTGCATCGGCTATAATGCGAGCCACTTCTTTCTCGATCTCGGAAGTGAACCCCTCACCTTCGGCGGGTATGAACTGACGTGTAGGCAGCCTGGAATCACCACTGAGATTATTATGGCCGTCTGCTTTTTTTGCATCAGGTCCGAACACCCCGAACTCTATTCCATACCCGGTGATTCTATAGTCCAAAGCATCAAGCATATCGCCAGTGCTTTCCAGATTTGGAATGCCCGGCAGTCCGCTTTCTATTTTCTCTTTTCGATAGTCGCGACTCAGCTTAGGAAAGCTATCGCCTGTTATCGGACTGCGCTGGCTTGCTACCTTGATTAGAGCCTGCTCTAAAAGGTAATCGCCGACATCTTCTTTAGCCGAGGTCGGAATGTCTAAGATAATCTCAGCCGTTGTTCGTGTTGCCGTTGTGTTGGTTTTCTTGACTTCCACTTATCTTGAATCCCTTCCCTGCCGTACCGAGTATAGCGACTGCTTCGACGTCCTCAACTACTTAAACCGCTTCGACCTCCGGCTCGACTGATGCAACTACAGCTGGAGCAATAACTTTTTCTTCACGAATCTTCTTAAGCTTCTCTTCCGCCATGTCGCGCGTAATGCCTGGATTGTCTTCCTTGATTGCATCGACCTGAGTCATTAAACCCATGTCGAGTTTCATCTTGATAACATCAAGGCGCTCTTTCTCGGACTCGATCGCCTTGGGCTCACCGAATACAGAATACACATCAAACAAATCAGGGAATGCAATCGCCGATAACTCTTCGTTCAAAGATCCCTCTGCTTTAAGTCGAGCATGCCAGCGAGAATAGATCTCCCAAACAACAGGCTCGTTATCGACAAACAATTGCCGCTGGTCTTCTACGTCTTCCATGCTCTCTGATTTATCAATGATCATGGCTATTCCCGATGCGAATCCCGAGCTACCCGATAGATTCGATGCAACTCCGGATGTGCTCAGGTTATTAGTCGTTAAAAGCAATGCAACATACATTTCTACGAGTGATCTAAGTTGATCAAGCGGAGGATTTGCGGACTTGAATTCAAATGTAGGCACAGGGTCTTCACTTTCATGTGTGAGCACAATCCCTTTATTGGGTCCTACCTTAACGTTTTTCGGCAGGTCCTTGCCTGTCATCACAAGCTGACCGTAGCCTTGAGTAATCGCTATATGATTTATATTCGTGACCATGGAGTTAATAAGAATAGCTCCGTCGACAAGATCTTCTCCACCCTCGGCCCAGAAAGAACCATCTTGATCTTCTGCATAGTTAACAAACGGTAGCTTCTCAATTGGGTTCTCTATCTCTTCTGTAGAAATAATGTTTCCCTTCTTGTCGCATGTGAAGTGATAGGAGTCGGACCAAAACACGTAGCCGCGATCGGCCTCGTCTCCAGGCACATCGGCAATCGTTTCATCAATGCCGTTACCAAATGTAGTCTGCATGGAAACAACGTTTCCGTTTCTCCCATCAGTGCCCGCCATTGCAGCTAGGCCAGAAGCAAATCCACCGCCTATGTTTCTAGCAGGTGAATATCCGGAAAGAATAACGACCAAAGGCTTTTCTCTATCATCACTACTTTCCACCACGTCGTAGAGGTAGGGTGGCAGCGGGGTCATTCGTATCTGAGAGTTCTCCACCATAGGGCGAATGTATAGCATCGTGTTCTTGAACAGCTTGTAGAAGCGGTTGGTCTTCTTCATTGCTTGATCTGCATCGGATTCACGCACAGCAATCGAGATAGCCTCTGTTGCTTTCTCGTCTTTAATCCCATCCACTACGATCTCGCGTTCAACACCGTACTTATAAACGCGTGCGAGCTTGTCGATGACCTTGCGGCATATCCCGAGGTTCGAGAGCGCGTAGGACATCTCATCCACGGTGGACTTGTCGAACTGGCGTAGCAGCAAGTTCACGACGTAGAGGTGCGTCTTGTCCTTGTAACACTGATAGCGCTTGTAGGCCTCGTGCTTACGGGCGCGGTTCTCCTGCCCGTTGATGTGTTGAATGATGCGACGGCGCGTGGCCGGGTCCAGGATGTCTTGTTCTGATTTAATCATTTGATAATCTCCGCGATGTTAACTCTCAACTATAACCGTGTCCGCTGCGCTCGACACTTCTACTACTTGCGTTTCACTTGTCTCAACTATAGCCGTGTCCGCTGCGCTCGACACTTCTACTACTTGCGTTTCACTTGTCTCGACGACTAGCGCGTTCCCGGTTACCTCTACGATCACCGCGTAATCTCCGGGCTGATGGTAGCAACGCCTTGCAGTAGACGCTCGACGCTCGGGCCGCGCACTAGCTTGATGTCGTAACTCCAGCTTTGCTCGGAGGTGACGGGGATCGAAGCGCTCACGGTCGAGGTCATGCCCCAGGCGACGATGCCGCTGGCGGCGCTCGTAACGGATAGCTCGAAGGCGTAGAAGTCGGTTGCCGCTACGTTGCGGCGGACCTGTCCGCGCACCGAGGTGACGGAGGTCAGATTAACGGCGTCTCCCGCCGGATCGGTAACGCGAATCACTCGCTCGAAGGTCGCCCCTTGTTCGATAACAATGTCCAAAATTCCCGCAGCCATAGCCACCTCCTAGCGTACTTTGATGATATCAGATTTCTCCCTTTTGCCACTAAAGGGGAAAAGAATATCAGTTAAGTAATCCACCCCATCGGATGCATGCGTGAGCTTTGGATTCTTCTTGAGCTTCTCGAATGTAACCGGGTCCTGCTCGACTGCTTCCATGTCTCGCCGGAAAGTCGGCATGGTGAGCGGATTGTAAACGATGACTCTCTTATCGAGCAGGTTGTTCACGTTGAGTTGTCGCTGGCGCATACGCGGCGCGGCGAGACGCGAGACGACCTCGAACCCGGCGTTACGCAGGATAGTGTGATCGGGCTGACCGTTGGTCTTGCGAGCCTTGCCTGCGGGGTCCGGATATATCGTCGTGTTCTCGGGCGTGTAGTCGCGTGCGATGAGCGCGGCGATCATGCGCATGGTGTCCGCGTTGTTGTCTATGACTATCTCGTCGAAGCCGGTGAGTCGTCCTGCGGAGTGATGCCAGAGCGTTGCTGTCATGTGCTCCACGTTGAAGTCGAGCGCGCACGAGACGGTCATTCCCGGATCGCGCATGAGGGTCTTGTCCTGGTTGCGATCCGAGTGGGCGTAGTAGAACTGGTTTCCGTTCATGTTAACCCAGAGGCCCTCAAGATAGGCCTGAAGAGTAGCTGAGTCGTAACTTGCCCGCAGTGATTGAATATAAGCTGGGTCTATATTTTCGGCGTTGTCCATTGTTTTGGCGTATAGGATGCGTGAGTTTTCCATGGGCTTCTCAACGAATAAATCATGCATGTAATTGCCGATAGATTCTGGCGTACCGCTTGAATAGATTTGAGGACACACGGCCCCCTTGACTCGAACACGTCCGATGCACTCCAGGTAGCTCTTGCGCGATATGAGAGTAGCCTCGTTGATCGCCATGTCAGAAAGGTTGGGACCTCGAATCTTATTCTCAGCAGTGAATAGGTAGAGCTTCCCCTTGCACCATGGAAAGGTGAAGACCTTATCCGTTTGGTGGTAGCGATGTGGAACTTTATTCTCTTCAAAGATTTGTTCGAACGTAGGCAGCACGTCCTTTTTAAGTTCGGCGTAGCTAGGAGCCGTTAGACCGCCTGAAAAGTTGCGATTGATCCAACGAAACTTGATAGCCTTCATACATAGTGAATAGGTTTTCCCCGAGTTATGATGTATCGCACCGTCTTCGGTAACGTAGTTGTTGGTCTCCAAAACGTGCATATCCCAAACCCATTCGGCTGGTAGTTTTTCTATTGCCAGAACTATGGATTTGCCTAAGGTGCAAGCCAATGTACGATCTAAAGAAGATAGAGAAACTATGCGATGGCGTTCGTTCGAGCAGGGATATTGCGGCGTTAACCGGCTTCCCCCAGAAATATATTCAGGCCGTGGCACTGAGAAATAACTGGCCTCGTCGCTATCAAGGGAGCGCATGCGGAAAGCTGAATGGTCAGTATAAGTTTGGCCGATCGATTGATCATGACGGCTATGTGCTTGTGCCAGCAACTTTAGCTCATCCAAATGCTCGTCGATGTAAGGGAGATTTGACCGGCACAATACTTGAGCATCGGCGGGCAATGGAAGCGCACCTAGGGCGCTACTTAGAAAAAGCGGAAGTGGTTGACCATGTTGATGGGTGCCACCTTCATAACGCGATAGAAAATCTTCGGTTGTTTTCCTCAAATGGGGATCACTTAAGAAGCACGATTTCGGGACGAGTTCCAAGCTGGAGCCCGAAAGGGTTTCTGAATATAAAATTTTATCGCCTACCGAAAGATCGCCAACGTGTCGATACACATGATCAGCGCAAAAAACTCGGTGAAGTGCGCTTGCTACAAATTCTCCTCGCTCATGCACTACTCGATAAAGAATCTCCTTACCTTTTGGGAACGCATGGCTACCTAGAGAAAGCTGAGATTGATTACTCTTCTCGTTCCAAGATAGAACAGGCCGTGACTTCGTTATATCTGAAATGGGAACTAGACCCGATGCCGTTCTTATTAAAGATGAATCTATGAGACACGAGTATCCACCGCTTAGGTGGATGAATCTTGAGTGCAAGTCGTTGTGAAAATCCGCTTGATGCGGAAGCATTTTATAACGGATGTTGAGCTTCATGGATAACCCCGGGCCGCTCATAAGTGAACACCTTCTCAACGGACGGTGTGCTAGTTTTGGAGTTAGTTTTCTGATGCTTAATGGCCATGACGACTTTCATGTCGGGCGGAGCGGTGTACTCCGATACGAAGATTCGGTGCGGGGATGTGCGCACCCATTGCCAGAACTTATCGTGATCGAATGGCCGCGTGTATCCGGTTGTGCCCGCGTAGGGCGGATCGCAGTAGATAACCGAGTTCGGAAGAATCGGCACCGACTCGTAACTGAGCGAGGTGGTAGATAGCCGCGTCTCCGGACGTTCGAGCCGTTCGAGCCGTTGGAGCCGTTCAAGCTGTTGGAGCCGTTCAAGCTGTTGGAGATGTTGGAGCTGCATCCTCACCGTCCTCCCCGTCTTACGCAAGTAACCGCACGCGGCCAGGCGCCGACCGCGAATGGATAGATGCTCGGGCCAGCCGTTTATCCCGAGTAGCTCGCTAGCGGTCTTATCGAACTCGCCGAACACCACGGCCATATGGAGCGAGCGCTTAAACCCCTCGATGCCCTTACCGAAGAGATAATCTTTCTGGTTATTGCCGAAGCTCCACACGACTCGCGTATAGGCGCACGTCGCCTTGCGTGCTTCGAACATCTCGCGAGTAACCCACTCGGGAAGGAACCTGTCGTATGAGTAGCGTCCGGCGATGGCGTCCTTTACTAGCGCGACGGTGCTGGGCTCGATCTCGTTGTAGTGAACGCGGCACTTCCGGTGAGCCAGCATGAAGTGAGATACGGAGAACCCGCCGCCGAATAGGTCGTAGAAGTTATCGCACTCGGGGAAGAGCGTTGCGATCTTATGTATGATGGCTTGCTTGCTACCCTGATAGGGCAGTCCGTAATCAGCCAAGTAGCACGCCGCAATTCGGGCACGACGCCATGTCGGATTCTTTCTCCTTAGGGTCCTTCTTGTCCGAAGGCTCGTCGTAATCGATCTCCGGAATACGAAGCTCATGGAGTCTAAGGGATCTCATGAAATCCTCACCCAACGCGCCATTGATATCGTCTAAGAGAACCTTAAGCACGTCGTCGAACTCGCCCTGAATGTGGCTGTTGTTCATCGTCAGGTTCAGAGCTTTCTCTTGAACTGGATCGAGATCCACATAGACAACAGGGACCTTGGTCCAATCAATTTCGATGGCTGCAATTAATCTCTGATGCCCTGAGATGAGTACGCCTGAGCGTGAGTTAACAACGAGCGGCTGAGGCATGCCGAACTTTCGGAGCGACTCCTTCAAGCCCTCCATAGCCGGATTGCTTATCCTTCGAGGGTTATACTTAGCCGGGTTGATGTCCCCAATCGGGACCATACTAATCTTCATAGTTAAAGTTCACGCCATCTATGAGATCGGTTTCTTGAACAGGGTCGTCACGCCAGTGTGTTGTATTCTTCATGAAGAAGATCATTGCGGCCACATTGCCCTTGATCCTTCCGGTAGCGAGTCCTTTAAGAATATTCTCAGTGGATCTCTGCAATCCGTCGCGTGCTCTCTTTCTAGCATCGGAAAAAGCTGGATGTACTTTACACCATTCATAAAGTGTGTCTCGATTCACTCCGATCACATCGGCGAATGATTCAAATGAGTTTATGCCGCGCATGTAGTTGACAAGTTGCTCACAGTATTCGACGCGATAGAGAGAGGGAGCTCCGAGAGTTGCCTTCTTTTTCGCCATTATATGATCTCCGATAGGTCGACTGATTCGCCTGCATTGAGACGATCGGCGAGCTCGTCGCGCTTGATGGCTGCATCGCGTGCGGCGATTGCGGCCGAGCGTGTGACGTCGGTCATGTAGCGTTCTTGAGCCTGCTTATCGACGTTACGAATGAACAGGTTGGTTAGGTCATAGACCGTTGTGCGAATCGTGATGGGGTCAAGGAAGCGTGGAGGTAGAGCGGATAGCTCACGCTCGAGGTTGTCTAGGAACTGAGGAGTTCGCTCGTGTGTGGCCAGCGATTTCTTCAGTTCTTCCGGGCATGGAGCCAAGGCCACCGCTTCACGGTACGCCTCGATGATGAGCGATCGCATCTTAGCCCAACACGCCGGGTAGTTGTTCCGGAGCACGGTCAACTTGGCTGATGAGTCGCATTGCTTCTGTGTTCATCTTCCTCGGCTTGAATACTTCCGATGAGCGATAGACCACTTCGTGTGTATGTTCGTCTTGGGCATCGTATGGGGCGACTACACGCAGTCTTGTGCGTGGATCGAGAACGAACTTTTTAGCGGGTCCTGCTCGAAGTATTGCGGGTTGGTCGCCGTCGGCTGGTTTAACGATTTCGATCTCGTGGAAGTGGCCACCAATCGGAGTGCAGCGCGTTTGCTTAGCGCCTTTGACATCGACTGAGTGGAAGAAATGAACGTGATTCAGTTTTAAGTAGTCGGGCTCTGAGCCTTCAAGCGCCACGTTCTTAAGCATTTTCTCTTCCGAGAGGACATACAAGTCGTGCATGGTGACTTGTTGGGCGCGGAATATGCGCTTAGGTGATGCGGCTACAGGCTCATTTGGTTTACGTGTGGTCAAGAATAATCTCCCTCATGGCAACTCGCCAGTAAGTGTAGATTAAGCGAGGCGAGTGGAGAGGTATATACGCGACGAGTCGTGGGGTCTATTTTAAAGTGGTGATGACCGGAGCCTTAGGACCTGGCTTTGTGGAATTTGGATCTAGAGAAGCATAAATCAACTTACTATCAATAAGCTGCTTTAAAATATCATCAAGGCGGCTTGGATATATTTCCGGGAAAGAACGAATTAAAGCGGTGCGTTGCGCTGATCCATTCTTCATAACATAAGACAAGACTCGCTTAACGTCTTTGTCGGGACTATCTGAGGTTTCCTTTTTCGCCATACGCATTTCAATTTCATCAGAAATCACGGCCAGGATTTGTTTAACGCTTTTCAGAGTTGCTTGGTTCATAACGCTAAGAGTCGCATAAATAGCGCTATGAGTCAACGATATAACGCGCTGCTCTCGAAACAATAGTTTCGTAGATAAAGCTAATAAATTCAATTTACTTAATGATATCAAAGACATAAATTAATGTAATTAATTTACTATTTTTTTTCTTTCTATATAGTAGAACACTACTGGCACTCTTCTCTGTATTCAATTAAAAGCATAGGTAAACCTCCGAATTCATTCGGTTTTAATTCACTTTAAATAGACTTAATCTAATTATCTATTTCGGAGGGGTTTTGAGGACGCGCACAACTTGAGCTTTGGGTCCGCGTTTCTTAGAATTTTGCTCAATCCCGATCTCGATCATCTCGCCATTATCAAGCTGCTTTAAAATCTCGTCAAGCCGTTTTGAATATATTCCCGGGAAAGAACGAGTTAAAGCGGTGCGCTGCACTGATCCCCGCTTCTTAATGTAGTGGAAAACCCGCTTAACATCCTTA